GCTTGGAGGAGTGCAGAGGATGCTGTATTTGGATTGACCTATCAGCTAAAGAATAAAGGACTGCAGACACAGAATGGGGACTACTCTGCTAGTGTATCACGCAGTGAGGTAGCATTTGGGATGGAGCACTATGCACAAAAAGCATCATTCTTTGAGCAACGTCTTATTAGATGGTTATTAGCTAACAAAAATCTATTTCCTATTTTTATCAGTACCACTAACATGGATACTGACCTTAGACCAATGTTCAACCATTGTAGCTGTATCACTCCTTATCAACTAACCTGCACAGGAATGTGTGGTAACTTCTTAGAAAATGGCTACAACAATAGCATTCTAATCTTGTAATGGAGTCACAATTCGGCATATTAATAAAGACTATTCACGCTAATTGGATGAAGTTAATGGCAGTTATATGGACATTCCTTATGCCGATATCAGGGTTATTGTTTCTTGTAGGCTTTGTGATTGCATTGGATACAGTGACAGGTATCTGGAAAGCAAAGAAAAATAAGATACCTATAACTAGCAGAGGCCTATCTGCTATCATCAGCAAGATGTTACTGTATGAGATAACAGTGATATTGTTCTATCTCATTGACTACTTCATCCTGAATGATATAGTATTGCATTTCTTTACTGTGCCATTGATGTTGACTAAGATACTTGCACTCATCCTGGTATCCATTGAAGTGATGAGTATCAATGAGAACTACAAAGCAGTCAAAGGACTTGACTTGTGGCAAGCAATGAAGAACTTATTTGCAAGAGCCAAAGAGATAAAAAAAGAGGTTGATGGAATTAGACATAACGAAGATATTACAGGTACGCCTATCTGATGGGCAATACTTTCAAGAGGACAGCTCTAAGACACAGATATATCTACACCACACAGCAGGTAGTGGTAATGCTGTAGCTGTATCTAAGTTCTGGAACAGTAATAAGGATAGGATAGCTACTGCATTTGTGGTAGGTGAGAAGGGTACAATTGTTCAGTGTTTCTCATCTCGGCATTGGGCATGGCACTTGGGTATTGATAGTCAAGATTTCACAGCTCATGGAGTTCCATATAAAAACCTTAACAAGCTAAGTGTAGGAATTGAGGTATGTAATTGGGGCCCATTAACACTGAAAGATGGTAAGTACTACAACTATGTTAAGGGAGTGGTAGATTCTTCAATGGTGACTACCTTGGATAAGCCATATAAAGGGCATATATATTGGTATAAGTACACTGATGAGCAGATAGAGAGCACTCGGCAACTTGTCACATATTTATGCAAAAATTATGACATTCCTAAGACCTATAGGTCTGAGATATTTGCCATTGATAAAGAGGCATTCAAAGGTACACCAGGTATCTATACTCACAATTCAGTGAGAAAAGATAAGAGTGATATTTACCCATGCCCTCGAATGATTAAGATGTTACAAAACTTATGAGATATATACTACCAATTTTGATACTTATAGTATCCTGCTCAGCTCCTAAGAGAGCTCAATGGCACTATAAGAGAGCCTTAAAGAATGGCCTTGAGTTAGTACAGGATACAGATACCATCCGGATAACTACTATAGATAGCATCCCTGTCATCATCAATGATACTATCGTATGGCAGAAGTATATCACTACAAAGGATACTATTATCAAATACAATAACATCTATGTTCCAAAGACCAGATGGCAGACTAAGATAGAGTATAAGGAGAGGGTAAAGACTCTAAGGATACAAGGCAAGACTCAATGGAAAACAGCTAAAGCAAAAACAGTGATAAAATACAGATGGGCTTGGTGGCCTATTATTATTGCATTCACATTAGGCTTGTTCTTAAGATGGCTCATTAACAATGGGCTCATAGATAGGATAAGTCTACTTAGAAAGCTATGAGAAAAAGATTATTTTATGACATTGAGACCTCTTTCAATGTCGGAGTATTCTGGAGGACAGGATACAACATCACTATCAACCCTCAAGATATTATTCATGAGAGGGCAATCATATGTATCTGCTACAAATGGGAGGGTGAGGATGAGATCCACAGCCTAACATGGTCAAAATCACAGAGTGATAAGAAGATGATTGAGCAATTTGTCAAAGTACTTAATCAAGCGGATGAGATTGTGGCTCACAATGGTGATAGATTTGACCTTAAATGGATACGCACAAGAGCTCTAACACATGGTATTGGTGTTATGCCATCACCCAAGACAATAGACACTCTTAAATGGGCTAAAAAATACTTTAATTTTAACAGTAACAAACTTGACTACATTGCCAAACTACTCAAGGTAGGTGCTAAGATGGAGACAGGTGGCCTTGACCTGTGGAAAGATATAGTGTTCAGGAAGGACCAAGAGGCACTTGATAAGATGGTAGCCTATTGTAAGATGGATGTGGAAGTATTAGAGGCAGTATTCAATAAGCTGAACAGCTATGCAACACCACAGCACAATTATGCTGTTCAATATGGTGGAGAAAAATATGAATGCCCTGAGTGTGGCACTGCTAATTTTATATACAACAAAAAAACAACAACAGCTGTAGGCACTGTACACCATTGGCTTAGGTGCAGAGACTGTGGCAAGCATCACAAGATAAGCCACCTGACATATACTAAGTATCAGGAATACATATACCGGAGAGGCAAAATATCTTAAGTCTATAAGCTAATTTTAATTTGCTTTTTTAAGCTTATTGGCTGAAATGTCAATTAAATTATGCAAAATTCACCGACATTAATCGGATTTATTCCGATTTAAGGCACAATTCTCCGCATTTTTGCGTCTTTTAATACCGCTTATCTTATTTAGACTCATTCTAAATTTGTGCGAAACTTAAAAAAAATACTAAAAAAGTTTTGCATATATGAAACTATTTGTATCTTTGACAAGTATTAACACTTAAAAACATACAAAATGACACAATTTGAAAGAGCCCTTGACTTCATCAAGACACATGAAGATGATACTATCATCATCACTACATTCCTTGAGCAACTACTTGTAGAGGCCAATGAAGAGCAGATAACTACTGCACTGGAAAACACAGAAGATTTCTTAACTATTTTAAATGCTAACAAATGAAAAACCTAAAGGAGATTTATGATGGCTTAGATGCCGAGGGTAAGATGATGCTACACAGCTTAGTTCAGTTACTCATGCTAACAGTTACCATTGGTGGTAGCTTATTATTAATAGCTTATTTTATTGTGTTATGATGAATATAGAGATCAAATACCCATTCGTTTATTTTGATTGGGAAGATATCCATGGAGAGTGCACATTTGAAGTGAGCCTGGATGAAGATACAGAGATAACCATCTGCACTGTTATAGCATGGTCATTAGCAGGAGAAACTGAGCTTGAATACATCCTTACAGATGCAGAGCTTGAGCAACTATCTGAGATGATATATGATGAGGTAACTTCATCCTATCTAGTGGAAGAGCTCAGGCAGAATAGAAGATGACTACAATGATGACCTTAACTTGAATGCAGTAGATATGAATAGCATGGACTTGTATAAGATGGCTCAATGGTGGACCAGGCAGTCATTAGCAGGAGATAGGGGTGGCTCCTTTAATACCACCCTATATTTAGAATACTTAAAATGTAGAACACAATGTACAGATTACTTTACTACTACGAAAGCAGGCTTAGCGAAGAATATCATTTCAACAGTTATGCCCTCTGTAAATGGAAAATAAATGAATTTACTAAGGCAGGCACACACATCTATGGACACTTTGTAATTGAGAAGGTATGACACAGGAGAAACTAATAGAGATACTATACCCATATATTCCTGCAAGAGCTTTGGCTGATTATTTAGGATTGACCATGTCACAGGTATATAACAGGTCCTATAGAATAGGAATAAAAAAGGATCCAAAAATTAGAAAAGCTATCAATAGAGCATTGATATTGAATGCAGGTAAAAATAGTAGATTTAAACCAGGACAAATAGCTCATAATAAAGGTAAAAAGATGGATGCTGCACTGTATGCTAAATGTGCTCCTACAATGTTTGCTAAAGGAATTAAACCACCAAATACTAAAGAGCAGAATGCTATCAGCATACGAATAGATACAAGTGGTAAACAATATCAATACTATAAGATA